ACTACTGCCGGTACTGTAGACGGTCTTACTGCTGGTGGCAGTACGGCGCTTGCAGGTGATGTCTTCAAGGTTACAGGTTACGACCAATGGTTCAGGGTTTCTACGAATGCTACGGCTAGCGCCGGAACCTTGATTGTCACATTCTCCCCCGCCGTGGCTGCAACTATAGCCGACAATGCGGTTGTCACATTCCAGGCTACAGGTCGGGACAATATGGCTTTCCACAAGAACGCTGTAGGGTTGTTCACGGCACCTCTCGAAGCTCCGCTGGGCGGAGCAGTAGCGGCCGTCCAGAGTTACAAGGGTCTTTCCTGCCGCGTAGTCTACGATTACAACATCATGACGAAGATCAACGTCATGTCAATAGATATGTTGTATGGCTGGAAGACTCTCAACAAGGACTTAGCTGCTCGTCTCATGGATCAACGGTCTGTCTAGACTCTCGGATTAGCATCTGAGGGCTTGACCAAATGAGGGGAAGGTGAAAAAAGTAACCTTCCCCTCATAGTTTCCCCCAATCTAAGAAATAACAGGAGGTTTATTCGTGCGTATACTCTGGTCAAGTGTGGTTAATCTATCATGAGAATACTTTGGAGCAGTGTTTCGCCTTTTGTGGGAAGCGGTTACGGGTCCCAGACTGCCATAGTTGCCAAACGTCTGAAAGCAATGGGACATGATATCGCCATTCTTTGTCATTATGGTCTCGCAGGTTCTAAGACAGACTGGGGTGATATCCCTCTCTACCCTAACAATCCAGGCGATTATACTTCGGCTGCGCCAATTATGTACGATGATTTCAAGGCAGATTTGTTGATTACCCTGGTTGATATATGGGTACTCAGGAACATGGACCCGTCATTGAAGTGGGTTGCCTGGATGCCTGTCGATCACGATCCAATCCCTCCGCTAGTTCTTGATGCAGCAAAGAAATCACTGGGTCTTATCAAACCGATGGCTATGTCGAAATTCGGGTTGAAACAACTTAACGATGCGGGAGTGGATGCTTATTACATCCCGCATACGGTAAATACGAAATTATTTGTCGCTGACCCTGAAGCAAGAGAGCGCGGAAGGTCTCGTTATCAATGGCAGGATAAGTTCGTTATCGGGACAATAGCTACAAATCAGTCAGAAAGGAAGAACTGGAACGCCGGTATGCAGGGCGTAAAGATATTCGCCGATAAACACCCCGGCGAAGTCATCTACTATATGCATACTAACCTTACAGATGGCAAGGGTATCAATCTGGCAGCGATGAGAACAAACCTCAAGATGGAAGAATATACCCGCGTGCCTTCGATTGCGACTATGGATATCGGCATACCACAAGCAGTGATGGCTGCTACTTACAATGTGTTTGATGTATTCTTACTGCCGACTAAAGGTGAGGGCTTTGGTATCCCCTTGATCGAAGCTCAATCAACCTCAGTACCGATTATAACAACCAAATGTACAGCCCAGACCGAACTTATGGGCGGTGGTTGGTTTATTGAAAAGTTAAGACCGGAGTGGACGGCTCAATCATCCTGGCAGTTCTCCTGTAACCCTGTAGAAATCGCTGAAAAACTGGAACTGGCTTACCAAGCTAAGAAGTCAGGCGAGATATTAGAGATAGGCAAGAAAGCCCGAGAGAAGGCTATGGAATATGACGAAGATGCTATCTACTCTACCTATTGGCCGTCCGTACTGGCGGATATCGAGAAAAGAATCAAACAACCGAAGAACATGGAAGGCGTCCAGAAATGGAGACTGACTTTTATTCCACAGAGCATCGTACCTCGCAAGGTACTTGATCTCGGCAGCGGTTTGACAACGCCCTATAAGAAAGCATTAGAACATCTCGGGGAATACGTGGCGGTAGATAACAGGGCACCGGAAGGTAGCGGAATTATCAATGCCGATGCGCATAAATTACCTTTCGCCAATAAAGAATTCGGATTTGTCTGGTGTTCGGAGATGTTGGAACACTGCACCGAGCCGGAGAAGGTGGTACAGCAAGCTAAGCGTGTGGGCAATCATGGGGTAATACTCTTCAGTACTCCCAAGACACCATCGTTCCGTATCGATCCTGAACATCGAGTAGTCGACCCGCAAAAAGTCAGATACTCAGAGATGGGTAGTGGGGATGGACTCATTTCGTGGTGATATGAAATGAGAATAATTTTAATCCAGCCCGCCATGAACTGGGAACATCCTTATTGCGAGAGTCCTTCGATTGCACTGCTGACACTCGGAGCGATTGCTAAGAAGCGCGGACACGAAGTTAGAGTTTATCACCTAGACATTGACAACATCAACATTTCTCAGGAAATTAAAAACTACCAACCCGATATCGCCGGCATAACAGTCAATACTTTTCAGGTTAAATCCGCCAGACAGGTTGCCAGGACAATCAGGGAAACAAATCCTCAAGTAAAAATTGTGGTTGGCGGTCCGCACGCTATTGCCTGGGATGGAGACGCAGACGCAGTAGTTATAGGGGAAGGTGAAACTCAGTGGGAAAACATCTTGGGTATCGACCACAATGAGAAAGCCACGATTGACGATATTCCCCTGCCTGATTACTCACTGGTAGACATGAGTCTGTTTAGTGGCGTGTCACCGATGGGGGCTGTTCCCTCGATGGTGTTATTCGGTTCAAGGGGATGTCCAGGGCGGTGTATCTTCTGCAATACGCCTTCATTCTGGGGTAGTAAACCACGTTATCGACAACCGAAAAGCATAGTCGACCAGATCGCCTACCTCAACAAAGAGTACGGCGTGCAGGAAGTCTTTATCCAAGATGACACCTTTAACGCTAACTGGTTGTGGGCGAAAGAGATATTCGAGAGGATCATAGCACGTGGGTTGCATAAGAAGATGGTCTTCAGGATAGATTGCCGTGCCAATGAGAAGATGCTGACTGAGGAATTCTTAAAGTTAGCAGCCCGAACTGGTGTCTGGAATATCTTCTTAGGGATCGAGAGTGCCAACCAGGGGATGTTAGACCGTATGAAAAAACACATCACGGTTGACGAGTACCGGCGCGCGTTGAAGTTAATCCCGCAGTACGGAATCAAGGTACAGGCAAGTTTCATTGTCGGACTGCCTGGCGAAACGTGGGAAACAATCGCGGAAACACAGAGATTTATCAATGAGACTAAACCCTGGATGGTGGGTGCAGGATTTGCGACACCGTTTCCGGGCACAGAGTTCGATAAATATGTCACAGAGCGGGGACAAAAACTCCAGGTGGATTACGGCGACTATGTATACGGTCAACTGTTAGTCCGCACGGATGAATTGAGTTATGAGGATTTAGCGTCTTTCAAGGGATATACCAATATGCAGATGGAACAAATAAACTAAGGCAGGTGACAAAATGCCAGAATTATTAGAGAACAAACTCAGGGCGGAAGCTAAAAAGAAATTCCCGAACGACAAAGAGCGCCAGGATGCATATGTCTACGGTACTTTGCGCAGAAGGGGATGGAAACCGCAACAGGAGAAGAAATAATGGAGGCTCAACCTTTCAAATGTGAAGTTCCAGATTGCCCGAATTCTTCCTCTCGCGAACTCCATGTCTGCACAAAGCATTTCATAGAAGGCTGGGGAAGATTACCAGAGATGCCTTTACCCGATAAAGACAAACTAATTCTAGCCCCTTTTATAACCGCCGATGGTCCCGCTCTACCTATTACCCAAACTGAAAGAGAGCTTTACATCTCTGACAAGGACAAGAAGTCGGGGAAGAAATAATGCCTCTTTACGAATTTGAATGCTGCGGGGAAAAGTTTGAAAGACTTCTAACTGTAGCACAGAGAGACGAGGCGGTGTGTTCCAAGTGCGGTAGGAAAGCCAAGCGGTTGTTTGCTACAGGTACACATCATGTCTGGGTGGGACCGCCAGAATGGGCTTATGCATGGAAGCAAGGCAAAATATTTTAGATAACAAAATAGAACTCACGGAGGTGCAACATGGCTTTACCGGAACAATCATCTATGCCCCAGAACCCCGAAGAATTATTGATAAGAAAATTCCCATTAAAAATAATAGAACATTTTCAAGATGTATTAGCTGCCTCTGCGACAGGTATCCGTTCTAATGAGGCTCTGAGTGCTGCTACACCAATTACTTTTACTCTCACCAATCAACCAGATGTGCCTCGAACGTTAAAGGGACATTTTGATACACATGCGCAAATTACTGCTTATTCGATTACGATTACCGGTACCAGCGCAAAAGGCACAACAGTAACCGAGACTTTTACAGAAGCAGTTAGTCCCTGGGACTTTGAGACGGCTAATGCTTATGCACTTATAACCAGCATCATCATGACTTCACGTACTGGTACGGGTGCTGCTGACACTATGGACATTGGCACCGGTTCAAAATTGGGTTTGACAAATCATATAGCTGCAGTTGCGGATGTTTTCAAAGCGAAGCAAAACGCCGCTAACCTCGTCCTAACCAAAGCAGTTGCAGAGACTACTTATGACACAGTGGATTTTGCTGCAGGAGGCGGGTCAATTACAGGCGCTGATGATTTAAGTATCTGGTACAAGTATTAATAAGAAATAGGAGGAATCATTGTTAGATTTCGTTATCTTCATCTGCGGTCATGGTGACACCAAAGATCAGACGGCATGGTCTATCACTCAATGTTATGAGAGACTACCTTTAAAATTCAAGACTGCCTATATCAAAGATGATGCTTTAATTGGCAGATCACGGTCTGTAGCAGCGACCAAATTTCTTCAGGCAAATGAATCTGAATATTTAATATTTATTGATTCAGACCAGGCTTTTACTCCGGATGAGTTGGAAAGACTTTTTATTGCCATGAGGGAAGGATACGACATTATTGCCGGTGCTTATGGTCTAGGTGATGGCAGTAAATTCGCCGTTGGGTTTGATGGCGTTATGACGATTGATGGGCAAATTCACCCCTGTAAATATCTATCGACTGGTTTTATGGGGATCAGTCGTAAAGCCTTTCTGACGATCAGGGATAAACTCAATTTACCCCTACTACACAAAGGGCAACGACACGAGTGTTATCCGTTTTTTGAATCCGGCAGATACGAACCTGAGATGTGTTATATCTCTGAGGACTGGGATTTCTGCAATAAAGCACGGAAGGCTGGATTTACCTGTTATCTGCATACAGGGGTATTGGTCGACCATGTCAAAGAACATACCATCATCGCTGAGGATGTTCTAAAGCGGACACAGATCGCGCCTCCGACTATAAATCCGGAAAGTTCCATTATCGCAGACCTGGCAGAATTCTTAGAGAAACCACTGGCAGAGATAAAGGAGGAAGTTGTCTTTCATGGCAAGAGAGTTATCAAAAATGATGTCGACTGGTTGTATGACCTGGCACAATTCAACTCTTATCAATATTACGAAGATCAGCGACTAGAATCTCTCAACGGGCTCAAGGGTATGCAGGTGCTTGATTACGGTTGCGGAATTGGGACGGCTGTATTGAAACTATCAGCAAACAACGCTGTCATGGGATACGACCAGAATCCATTAGCCATAAAATTCGCTATTTACCGGGCGACAAAACATCACTTCATCAATGCCCATTTTGTAGATCAAGAACCTGATCTTGGAGTCTTTAATGTCATCACATTCATAGATGTCTTGGAGCATTTTGAGGACTTGAGGGGTTTCCTACTCGACTTCGGAAAGAAGGTTAAGAAGGGGACGAGAGTATTTCATTTCGATGCCTTTTTCGACCATGAAACAGTCGGACATTTCGATCATTCCGCCATGATTGATGAGTATATCGCAGAGGCGGGATTCATAAAATTTAATGATTTTTGGATGGTCAAAATATGAGCGAAGGAACGGCTGGAGCAGGTCTCGGTATCCGTCATGGGATGGAACATCGGGACGGGGACGGTAATCTGATTTACGCCGAATGGACACGCCCTAATGAGATGGCGAACCAATACGATGAGTGGCGTTCTGGTTGGTGTAATAAAAACAGAACAGCCAAGACTCCACAGGGATTCAGAGAAGGCGACATTACTCTGGATACTATGGAATTTGCATTAACTAAGGGATTTCGACCTGAATGGTCAAAAG